ACGGTCAGCATGGCCCCAACGACCGGGCCGGCCTCCCCTGCGTCGGTGAAGGCGGCAAAGGTCCGATCAAATGCGTCCGTCAAGGCTCTGGGATCGCCCACCAGCGAGGGAGCGTTGAGGTTGAGGTAATCGAGCGCGGTAACCAGAGGGGTCTGTGGCAGGCCCCCAGGCAGGCGTAGGAAGCGCAACCCGTCAGAGAGATTGCGCACGTCGGCGATCGCCGCGTCCGCGACCCAGGGACCCGAGCCGGCGACAGAAAACAGGCCGGCGAAATTGGGCATTGCGGCATTGCCCAGACCTCCCGCCGCGTTCGCCACCGCCAGATCAGGATCGGCGTCCTGGCTCGGCTCGCGGACCGAGCCCGCCTCGGCGAATTCGAACGCCAACGAGCAGAACCGGCCGCGCTCACGCTCCTCGGTCGCGGTGATGACACGACAGGCTGCCTGGACCGTGCCGAGCGTGGGGTGAACCAGCTCCCCCGGGCCATCCTCCTCGCATGCCGCCACGAGGCGGTCGCGCGCGGCGAGGAAGTCATCGCCGATGGTGTAGCCGGTGAACCGCCAGACCCTCTGACTGCGCCCCAAATCCTCGGCGAAGGGCGTGTTGCGCGCCGGGTATTCGTGATCGGCCCAGCGCCGCCCGGTCTCAAAATTGACGGTGTCGACGAAGAACCTGGCACCGCGGAACGATGCCGGCCGCAGCTGGGTGCGCCAGCCGCTCATCCGGCGGCGAGCCCTGGCATCGAGCGGCCGACCTCGACATTCGATTGGACCATGCCGCGATCTCGAGTGGTCGCGGTCGCCTTGATGTCGCCGATCGCCTCGATTTTGATGTTGGTGTTGACCTCGCCCTCGACCTTGGCAGTCGTCTCGCCGCCGGCGACCCCGGCGCGGCGCGCGCCCCGGAGCAAGGATCCGCCATCCGCAGGGGCAGCAGCAGGTGCAGACTCAGCGCCGCCGCCAGTAAAGAAATCTTTGACGCCCCCGATCGCGCTTCCGACCAAATTGCCAGCCGCGCCGAGCGCGCCAGTGATCACGCCGACGCCCTTGCCGATGGCAGAGATGATCGGTTCGAGGATGCCCCAGGCCCACTGAAACACCCCGACGACGCCGCCGAGGAGATTATCAAACCATGCCGTGAGACTGCCCCAGGCATCCTTGATGGGCTGCGGGATGAATTTCCCGGCAAACTCCGCAAGCCAGGTAATCGGGTCATTGAAGGCGGCCTCGATCTCGTCCCAGTTCTCCTCAAACCAAGTCCCGAGTGCTTTCCAGGCATCCTGAATAGGTTGCGGTATAAATTCGGCGGCAAATGCAGAAAGCCATTCGAGCCCGCCATAAAAGTGCGCCTCGATATCGGCCCACAGCTCATCGGCCCAGTCGGCCATGTTGTCCCAGGCGTCAATAATTCCCTTGGGGACAAATTTCTCGACCATGTCGTCCAGCCATTTAACAGCTGCGAGAAATGTCGCTTTCGGATCATTCCATAGATCGACGAAGAACTTTTTGATCGGCTCCCAATATTTGTAGATCAGGTATGCCGCCACGCCGATCGCGACGATTGCCGCGATAAACCAGCCGACCGGGGTTGCGGCCAGGGCGGCGGAAAACGCCTTGATCGCGGCGCCAAGCGCCGGGAAGGCGGCGGTCAACCCGGTCATCGACGCGATCGAGCCGACCATCGACACGCCGAGCAGCGCCAGAGACTTGACGACATTGGCAATCGCCAGAACGAGGGCCTTATTCATGTAAATCACAAGCGCGGCGAGCACGTTTTCCCAACCGCCGACCTTTTTCGCTACCCAATCCATTCCTTTGACAAAGCCCTTGAGTCCCTCATAAATCCCTTTCCAGTTAATCGACTTAATGATTTCACCGAGCTTGCGAATGAACGCAGTCACTTCGGTTTTGATGACCTCTTTATTCGCAAGCACCCATTCTTTCATTATCTTGAGAACAGGTTCGACCGCCGGCAGCAAGGCACCGAAAATCGAGTTTTTGACGCCAGTGATTGATTTGGTGAAATCGAGCCAGGCGTCTGCCGCCTTCTCGGCCTCGGCTGCGTCGGCATTGGTGATCACCCCGAGGCGAATGGCTTCCTTCATCAACTCTTGCATGCTGATTTTGCCCTGGGCGAACATGTCGATCAGAGCGCCGCCAGATTTGCCGAACAGCTTCAGCGCTACGTCGTTGCGCAATACTGGATTGACGTTTTTCTCGAAGCCGGCGGCGACTTTGGGCAGGATCGACGCCAGGTCTCCGGCTTTGATTTCCTGCATGGAAACGCCCATTTTCGACAATAGCGGGATGAGGTCTTTCGCCGCCTTGCCGCCTTTGCTGGCCGTCCCCAGGGTTTTCATGAATTTGCCGAGCGCGCCCTGGGCGACCGAGGCATCGACCCCAGACCGTTCCGCGACATAGTTGAACTGCTGGAGATATTCCGCCGTGGTGCCAAACCGGCGCGCCGTCTTGGCGAGCTTGTCCGCGGTCTCGATGTAACCCTTCATCCCCGCGACCGCACCGCCGAGGCCGGCGATCCCGGCCATGGCCGTGAGTGGACCAAGTAGGCGGGTGACTTGACTAAGTAGACCGCCCAGCGAGGAGCCGACGCCGCGGATGCCGGCTGTCAGGCCATGAAATTTGAACGCGTTGAGCTTGAAGAACGCGCCGCCGGTGGTTTGCGCGGCCTTGCCGGCGGTGGTGATCCCGCCGGTGATCTTGCGCAGCGGACCCGTCGCCTGATCGACGACGCGCGCAATCGCACTAATGTCGATCCTGTCCGCCATCGCTGCTGTGCTCTAACTCCTCCAGAATGCGGCGCGTCTGATTCTCGTAAAACACCAGTTCGTCGAGGGTCAGCTCTAATGCGGTCCGAGGGTGCCATTTCCAGATAAAGGCGAGGTCGAAGGCGCGCTCGACGAGTCGTCCCCCGCCTCCGGGTCCCCGAAAAAACTGAATACCCGCAACATGCAGGCGTTCCAGTCACGCATTGTGAGCTGGTTGACCGAGGATGGCGGGATGTTGCCGAGACGCGCGATCAAGGCACTGACGATTGCCGCCTCGATCGTGCCGTCCCCTTTGAACGGATAGCCGCACGCATTTATGTCGCCGGGCGTCAAATCGCGCAGTTCGATTGCCCGACGCTCTTCGCCGTGCGCCTGGATCGGCGTTCGCAGTTCGATAATCATAGAACCTCCTCACCCGCCATGCCTTCCCAGCGCACCGTAGCCTGGCCGTCGGCAGCGTTGAATTCTCGCGCGGTCGAGGTCCAGCCGTTGCGCAGGATGTATTGCTTGCCGTTGGCCAATTCGGCGGTGACCGTGACGTCGTCCATGCGCTGCAGTGCCACCAGCGATAGCCCGTTCAAATCGGAGAAATCCCCTTCGATGAAGGGCACGCGCGGCCGCTCGATATAGCCATGGATGCCGTCCTGGCCGGGGATGCCCTCGCGTTCGATGGTGTCGATGCTGACGGTCAGGTTGCCCCGCAGCGGATATTGCTGACCGTCCACGTAGACGTAGGCGACCCCGGCGACGCGACGTGCTGGCATGATGCGACCTCCTCAATAAACCACGTGGTAGTAACCAAAGCGGCCTCCCAGCAATCCCAGGATCAGGATTACGATCAGGATCAGGACGAGAATGCCGCCGATCCCGTAGGGTCCGCCCTGCTGGTAGTAGCCGCCTCGATACCAGTAGCCGCCGCCGCCCAATAGCAGCACCAGCAGGATGATGATGATGATCAGGTCCATGGTCAGGCTGCCGCGGCCGTCGCGCTGGCCGAGTAGCGCAGGCGAAATTCCACCAGCATCGCGAAAATCCTGAGCTGGTTGACGAGGTCGGGCGGCAGCAGGACATTGACCCGGTTCGGGTCGTTGGGATCGCGCTCGACGACCAGGAATCGCTTGAACGCGTCCATGGTCTCGCAAATGCCTTGTTCGATCAGCTCCGAATAGGCCGCGATCAGCTCGGCGCGGATGATGCGCGGGGTGACGATTGCCTGGCCGAGCCCGAAGGGGGTCCCGTCATTGGCGAGCTTGTGCCTGGGGAATTTCTGGAGGATGCGGATGCGCAGAAAGCGAACGATATAGGTCAGGGTCGCCAAGGTCTGCACGTCCAGATAGCTGGGGTCGGGCTGGTTCCATACGTTTTTCTGGTAGGTTGTGACGCATCGTTCGATCGCCACCGCGCCCCCAGACTCCATTTCGGTGGCAACCCCCGAGTAGAGCAGGGTATTGCGCTGTGACATGCCCAGCCGGTCGCCTCGGCGCGGTGCCAACGCCCCCACCAGGGGCAGGGTTTGCAGCGGCCTGGCCGGGTCGATGCGCAGCGAGGTCGCGGCCTGCGCGCACAGGGCCGCGGCGCGCCGCCAGCTTACCGTGGGGCTGGGGGCGGCCCCCAGGACCGAGACGTGGGGATCATTCCTGGCGACCCCGAATGCCTGCAATTGCGAGAAGGTCCCGCTGCGGGCAAGGAAGGCGTGGCCGTAAATCTGGCGGCTCCAGGCCCACCGCCCGGTCACGTCGTTCAGCTCCTCGGCCAGGGCGTCGAGCGCGGCGCTGTCGGTGTACGGCATCGAGATAAAATCGTATTCGTCGTCACCCATCGCGGCGATCGCCGGAGCCAGGTCCACCAGGCCGGTGCCTGGGACCTTGATGATGTTGACATCAAGACCGGGCGGAATGCTTTCCCCGCCAGCCATGCCGCGATAATTCAACACGACATCAATCTCATTGCCGATCGCGCCCTTGTTTTTGACGGTCAGGCTGACTGAGGGGTCCGGTGGCAGCAGGTCAGCCGTCGCGGTGACCAGGGAGAACGGATCGGCGTTGACCAGCGCCGCCAACGCAGTCAACAGCGAGGTCGGCGTCGCATTGGCCGCGACATTGAGTGCGTAGCGGTCGCCGCCGATGTAGAACGCGATCGTCCCCGGCGCCGAGGGCGCGCCCTCAAACTCAATCGTGATCTTGGCCGCGACCGCCGCCGTGGCATCCTCATGAGGGATCGCCCAGACCGTGCCGTAAGTGTCGTTGCGGCGGTAGGCAGTCATCATGTCGGCCAGGATGCTGCCCGCGCCGAATAGGCCCATGGCATCGCTGGAGTCGCGCACCAGGACCGGTTCGAGCGGGGTTGCGGTCCCGGCCGGGAGCATCGGCCCGATCAGCAGCGCCGGCTGTAGGATTTGCAGATAGGAAGCCTCGCGGTTGCTGACTTCGGCATAGAACAGGGGAACCCGGATATTTGACGGGATGCGCTCAAAGGAAACCGGCATCGGCTCAATCCTTTTCGACGGGGGCGGGATCGGACTTTGGCACCCCGCGCGCGGCGCGCGGCGGCGCGGGCTTCAAGAAATTGGCCGTGACCTCGATGCGCCCATCTGGGCCCGGATATTTGATATTCGGGTCGGCCGCCGGGCTGATGACGTCAATCTCCATGTGGATTTCCTCGAGCGTGTCGGGGACCCGCGGCTCGTACCATTCGCTGATCGTCAGGGCGAAGTTGATGGTGGCGACCGTGGTGCGGCTTTCGCCTTCGATGTCACGGTCGATATCGGTCGTGACCCCACGGATTTGCTCGTAGCCGACGAGCCATTCGGGATCCCCGAGCAGCCAATCCTTGATGTCGTCGCACAGATGATCGACGCGCTCGGCCGACGCGGCGTCGGTCACATCCTCGGCGACAATCTGCACGACCAGACTGGTGGTCGTCAGGAAGTCCGGGATGTTGATCGAACGGCCTTCGGAAGTCTGGGAGGCGTAGACCCTGAGCGCCGGCAGCATCGCGCGGCTGATTTGCGCCTGACGCGAGTCAAAGACGTGGCGGAACTGCGGCAACCGTGTCAGCCGCTCGCACGTATCCTGCCGAAGCTGCGCCAGGTAGGACATGAGGCCGAGGCTGCGCCGCGCCGGCGGCATAAACCACGGCGGGAATCAGGGCGAAAATTGGAGAATTTTATGCGGTTGGGAGGGGTTCGCCTGGGCAGGCCGGGTTCCCCCCTCCCTTGGGCTCACTGCTGCCGGCCTGCCGTCAGAGGTCGCCCAACTAGTGCCCGAACAATCGACGCAAGCGTCTCCGGGTTATCGGCGCGTTGGGTCCACTTCCGGCGCCCCTCCCGGCCTCTGAGGAGGGCGACCGCCGACTCCTCCCGCGGGCGGCTCCGGCAGTGCGTCCATGTCCACCGAGAAATATCGCCAGCCGTAGCCCGGCACGTGCGCCAAGACGATGAATTTGCCGTGCGCGTGCGGCGGGCGCGGCCAGATCGACCCTGGCGGAAAGCCGGTGTCGGGGTGCCCGGGATCACCCGGTGGAATCGGCTCGATTGGATGCCCCGGAGACGGGCCAGGCCAGATCCCCGGCGGCGGGTCGATATCCGGCGGCTCGACTTCCGGCCGTTCGCCTTCTTCCAAACCATAATCGGGATCGGTCGGACGGCCAGGCCAGGGGAGGCCATGACCGGGGCGCCCGAGCCCCCGCACGGCGATCGGACTGTCAGACGAAACAAGATAGCGCGGCATCTATTTCTCCCGTCGTGAAAGTGAAACAATGATACACCAGCAACGACAGGCTTTCGCATAAAGCCGAGGACAATGCAATGGCCCGATCCCGTCAACCGGCGACCTTAACTGACGTTGATACGTTGCGCAGTGCTCAGGAACAACTCGGTTCCAAGGTGCAGCACGACATGCGCGAAATACGCGAGCGCATTGATCAGACCCCCGACCGCTATCGCCAACAATGGGAAGCCCTGGCGCTTGATTTGGACGGGGCGCGCGCGGAAATCGCTAATCTGGCCACCAACATAACCAAGCTGCGCCAAGAGAATGTCGCCAACACCAGCGCGGTCCGTCAGGACTTGACCGAAATGCGCACGGCATTGACCGAGATGCGCACAGCGCAGGAAGGCTTCGGCCCCCTATTCGAGAAGTTCGACGAACGGCTGGCGAACGGCTTGACCAGGATCGCCAGCCAAATCAGTGACAGCGAAGGGGTGATTACAGACGGCATCTTAGCTGTGCGCGCCGAACTGGCTGCTTTCCGTGGGGATGTGCAGGCCCAGGCCAAGCAAGCCAGCGAGGAGCTGGAGGCCAACGCTGCCGCGATCCTCGACAAGCTCTTCCCCCTGCCTGACCAGATTTCGGTCGTCCGCGCAGAGGTCCGCGCCGAACTCCGCGACCTGGGCAGCCTGGCCGCGACCCTCGCGCACAAGTCCACGGTCGAGGAGGTCAATCGCCGGCTCGATGGGGTCGCGCTGGTCCTGGCCGAACATTGGGCATGGGCGCGGCGGCGA